CCATGTCTACGATATCATCCCATGTCACTGTCTTGTTGAATGCGCCATTGATGTCACGACCTGTTGTGTCATCATAGCCTGCGTCGTCGTTATCAAAAACGACTGTTGCAGCGTCCTTGAAACGGCTAAGGGCAATTTGCTCCTTCAAACGAGCCATTGCACGGCCAGCAGCGCGGACGTGGAGGCCTACGATATCCCAAAGTGAGTCAGCTATAACTTCCTCTGTGAAAGCTAGCTTGACACCCTTCTTGGAGACCTTTCCTTCCACCTGCTTGGCAAATGCGAGGGCTTGCTCTGGGTATTCTTGTCCTTCTGGAATCTCGGCAGCTTGAATTGCATTAACTGCTGGGAACTCCAAAGAACGCCCTTTACCAAGGCGAACTGTGGAAAGGAGAGGCGTAACCAACAATTGTGGTTCTGCAGCTTCCTTCAAGGTACGAGAGATAACTTTTGGAAACAACGCTGCGGCATCGGAAGATGCAAAAGCTTCTTTGATTGTTACCCTGTTTTCTCCGTCGATGTACCCGTCCTCAGATAATGCAGCTTCCCAAGCTGGGAGCCCAGAGAGGAGTTCTTGGATTGTCTTACTCATCTTAGGATTTTCCTCCTGTTATCTTTCTTTATAGGGTCAAATTGACGCGGAATGCGCCAATGACATTGTTGACATCCAGGTTAGCGCGTATACCGAGCTTGCCTTGGAAAGTACCTGCGCGTGTGAGCTCAAATACCGTCTTTAGTGCACCTGGATCTGATGGTAGTTGCATGTAAGAAAGGAGGCCGTCATCAAAGTTCGTTGCGAACTTCTCAACCTCAATTACTTTACCAACCTGCAACCATGGGTATGTACCGGCATCTGCATCTGACAATGCAACTGCGCGTCCCATGAAGTCTGACTTAACTAATGAACCAACTGTTACGTCGGCGTTTAGACCAGAAACCATTGGATATTCAACATAGCCGTGGGTAATGAAGCCTGCGCCTTGTGATGTGCCCTTATCGAATGGACGATAGAGGTCATACTGTGCGCAGCCAATTGGCTTTGAGCGAGCCGGTACGGCGATTGTGTCACCTGATGGGCTTGATGTTGGAGTTGCACCGTCTAGTGGATTCCAACCGCTTATTGTATCGCCCCAAGTTACTGCTGAGCTGGTGCTATTTGCTGGAACAACTCTTGCATCACCATTGGCGTCTGCAACCACTGAAAGAATCGTTCCCTTTGTAAGAACGATCTCAAAGCGGTCATCTTCTGAATCGAGGTACCATGTTGGCAAGCCGGGATGTGGAAGCAGGTAAGCTGCTGGAGCAATGCCCTCAGAAACTACGAAACGACCGGCACCTGTCTTGGCATGTACCTTACGAAATTTTGCTAAACTCATTTTTATCTCCTCTTGTTAAATTAGATTAGAGTTTACGTCTGCCCATTAAGGCATCTACGAAAAGCTGCTCAAAAGAGCCTTCAGTCTTCTCTTCTTTTGCCTGGGACTCTTCGTCAACGGTGACCACGTTTTGTTCTTCGGCTACCGTCAACTCTGATTCCATCGTTGGTACTTCAAATGACTTCGACTTTTTCTCAGGAAGCTTGGCAAGGTCTCTCAAAGAGTCAGCCAAGGACGATGCCGTTCTTGTGCTGTGGTCTTCAACGAGCTTATCTCTGTCGCTTGCTGACTCGAGTCCGAGTGCAATCTTGGTATCAACGACTCTTTCGGCAAGAGTCTTGTGAAGTGCTGCCTTTAGGCGTGCATTTTCTTCCTGCAAAGATTTGATCAAGTTTTGTATTTCATTTCCTTGCTCATCACCTTTATTTTCTTGGGCAATGAGGTCATCGGATTTGACCTCTTCCTTTTCAGGATCTTGTGCATCCGACTTTTGCTCGGATGCCTCTTGTGAGTCTTCGGCTTTTTCGGAATCAACATCCTTTGCGGTTTGTTCTTCCGCTTTCTCCGAATTCTCACTAGAGATTTCTTGTTGCTTTTGTTCTTCAGTTGTTTCATCAACCTTCTCTTCTGCAACTACTTCTTGTTCTGCTGGCTTTTGTTCTGCCGTGTCGGCAGCAGCAGCAATCGTAGAAAGATCCTGGCTAAGCTCTTCAGCAACAGCCAAAATATCTTCCTTTACCTGAGCATCTTCCATGCTTGTATTCTCCTCAGATGTTGTTTGATTTGAATCTTTATTAGATAGTAATGATTTCTCTATACTATTGCTATTTTCGCTTTCTTGCACCGCCATAGCGGCTAGGAAGGCTCCTTTTGTGTGCAGGTAAACGGGTCTGGATTCTTTCTTTTTTAGATTTTTAAGAATTGACTCATTTTCCTGAAGGGATATAATATCTTCTTGATCCATGTGTAGAACAAAAGCCGCACTCTTTGCTACCCAATTGTCTGAGTCCGTAACTGCAACTTTGCCACCTGGAGTCTTTGCATCTCTGACTCCAGACCTTTGATCGGCGGGCTGGTTTACAAAAGAATATTCCTTAAAAGAAATGTCTTGCATGTCTATAAATGCAAGTTTGCCTTTGTAAACTTGCCCTCTTTTATACTTTGGAAATTTGGGCTTGCCAGTAGCATCTTCTTTGGCTAGGTCGTCGCCGGATATTGAACATACCGCTTTACCGGCTCTTCCACCAACTGAACCAGTAAGGTATCTTTTATCAGCTATTTTTTGAGCCGCAACTGGATCGGTAATGGCTATTTGAAGCCTTACATAGGCTGCACCATCTTCTTCTTTTTCCATCTTTGCGGCCATTACTCTGCCAATTGGCTCAGAGTTAAGATCATGATTAAGGATAATGGGTTTTGGATAAGGCTCAACCCAAGACTGCAAAGCTTTTTCTAGTTCAGCTGCAGAATAATTATTGTAGTTTGCAGTCAGTCCGCTCGTGTATTGCGGCTACTTCAATTATTAATCCGTGGTTAGAGCTAAAGTTCTCTAAAAAATTATAGTTTGACTCAGTAAGGTTGGGAAACTCTACCGTAAAATTCTCTGTGAAATCAAAGCTCATTTTAAACCTCTAAGTTTAACTATAAAATATAGTACATTTCTTTTTATAACATTAAACAATTTTATACAAATATATCAGACTTTTACTAGGTTGTCCAGCTTTTCTGAACTTCTTGTATCGCCAGTTTTAAGATACTCAGCTAAATGGATTTGAGACATTATGTGCGGAGCATAAATATATGATGCACTATATAGCTGTAGGCCTTTTTTGAGAGCATTTCTTGACCAACCGAGATCTTCTCCTTGTTGGTGAAATTCGTAATCAACGCTCATGTAAGTTTTTTTTGACATCATTTTTGCGGCCATTATGATATCGGACTGAAAATAGGTTCCTATCGGATAGTCTGATTTTCTATGCGCTTTTTGATATTCTTTGTCAACCCAAGACATCACGCTTGGAAACGCAGTTCCGACCGGTGTCATGTACATTAAAGGAGAGACTGCGTCTGCACCGTCGTTTATGTGCGCAATCAAAAGTTCTATTGTGTTTGGATTTTCGATCAAAATGTCTGAATCAAGACTGAAATAATAGTCGGGTTGATATTCTCTGACTTTTGCTAAAATTGAGTTTCTCATGTTGATCATGTTTTGATACTTCGAAAGAGTCCATTGTCTTCCGTTGTTTTGGTGCTCAAAATGAGGAATATCTGATCTTTCAATTATTTCAAACAGCGGTATGCTTTTGTCTATTCTTTTCCAGGCTTTGAGTATCTCAACGGTTTGTTTGTCGTCGGGACTTACTTCAAATATGAAGCCAATGTTTGATATATTCAGGGACTGCTTTAGTATGCATCTAACCCAGTGAGAAAGAATCCAATCTCGCTTGTAAATGGGACAAGCTATTATGAGTTTCATTGTTCGGTCGTTTTTGCGGCTTCTTCTTTTTGTTCTGTTTTTTTGCTAGTAGTCTTTTTTTCTGTTTGCTTTTGCTCTTCGACTTTTTGTTCTATTGGAGCCGACTCTTGCTCTTCTTCTGGTTCAGAAAAAATCACCTCAAACCCCTCTGCAAAAACATCGATTATTTCCGTGAGAATCTGCATTGCGAGTCTTAGCTGATTGTTGTCAACCGCGGTCTTAAAACCTTTGATTGCATCTTCTTCTTGAAAGAAGGCTTTTGAAATTTCAGACGTTATCATTAGTGCCATTGTTGGAATCCTTTTCTTCTTTTGTGTAGACTACATTATAGTCTTTTTCCAGGACGTTTTCAACAACAGACAGCCATGTCAAATCTGATCTTCTTATATTTGGCGAGGTTTTTCTTCCGTTCTGATTCGCTGGACGAGTAGCGTTTCCTGCGCCTCTTCTTTTGTTGGGGAGATTTCTTTGCCCGCCGGTAGAGGAAGTTTGTTTGTCTGAATCGGCTTGAGTCTTCATCTGGGCTTGTGCGTCCATTATATCCATTTGTACCTTGCCTTGCATCGCGGCAAACAGTTCGCTTTCATCGACATTTGGATCCATGTTTAATTGAGTTCTTGCTTCTGTTATTCCTATCAAATTATTCACGAATTTTTGAATAACGTGGGTTTCTTTTTTGACCTGAGTGTCTACGTCGATTTCGTTAAACTTGAAATAACACCTATCGGAAACGCCGTCTGTTGTCGGATTCAACACTGGATCGTATCCAGCCTCAAACAACAGTTCATTAAACATATGTAGTCTGACCATTTCTGAAAATATTTTTTGGTATTTTTTTATCTTGTCGTACAAAGCCACGTCGAGTCTGTCAGTTACCGATCTGTTTCCGCCATTCATGCTCATACCTAGATGGTGAGGGGCAAGCCCTAGACCAACGGATACTCTTTCCTTAAAATGCTCTAAGTATCCAGCTGCATCAAGTGCCTCTTTTCCTGCGCCAACTATGTCTATATTGTGTCTGTGCGGCAGGATCAATCCACCCTCTGATCTTAGGTTCTCAATTTCAGCTGAAGCTCTGTCTATTTCATCGGGCTCAGCTGGCTGCTCGGGAGTGCCAATAGTATATTTATATAATGGAAATAGTTCTCTGTGGACAAGATTTTGTATGTCTTCCTCCATTTGCCTCAAAGCAACGACGTCATCTAATACGTTGCTGAGAAACGGAGTACCAAATGCTCTTCCAGTCTTTTTGTCTATTGCTATATGAATGACTCTGTCTGCTGCCCAAACCGGATCTCTGTCGGTAGGAGAATAAGTCAGTGGATCAGTGGATTGCTGATAGGCTTTTGGTCTGTTAAACTTGTCTCTTAAAATTCTTACTTGTTCAGTTGGTATCAAGTAATAGCCGACAATTGGCTGAGTAGAATTTATTGGAGTAAGTTTTTCAGGAAAGTATTCCGATATATCGCCTCTGGCCTTGACAATAAAAGCATTGCCGAATTTAAATAGTTGATCTGATACCTCTTCTAGAAAATCTATGAAAGGTCTTTTCATGGCCATTTCCATGAAGTCTATTCTTTGATACAGATAAGAAACTGCTTCTTGGTTTTCTCCAGATATTTGCCATCCTTCTTTCCAAAACAGTTCCTTGTATTTGTTGATGGCTTGGCGAACATATGAATCAGTGTCTACTGCCTGCATTATACGATCAAAATCGTACGGCGAAGGCTCAAAAGTCGACCTAGTGTTGTAATACCAAGTTGACCCTTGGAATCCAAGCGCCAAAGCAGCTATTTTCATCGTTTTTGGTAGCTGCTTTACGTTTTCTGGATCTATTGTTCTGGCAACAAATTTTCTTCCAGACACATTATCCAAAGAACGAAATGGCAGATAATCTAGAATGGCCATTTTTTCTCCTATAAAAGCTATTTAAATAGTAGCCCTAAGGCTAGCTTTTATAACTTACTTTTGCTCTATACCGGCTCTTTCAAAGGTGTTCTTAATGATAAGACCCTTGACAGCTTCTAGCCAAAAAATAGTTTCAGACTCGGCAAAGTCGCTTCTGTAGGAAAGGTTTTTGTCGCTAATCTTAATTTCTATTGCAAACTCTGATTTTTGCTCTTGTGTATTTTCTTCGCTCATTTTACTTTTGTCCTCTCATGTTATTAATGACATTTGTTAGCTGTTTAATTGTAGCATCTTTGACCACCAGTTCAGTGGTCAATTGAGCTAGTTTTTCTTGAAACGAAGATATAATTAAATTGACATCCAAACCTGATGATTGCTGGTGTTCGGTTTGCTCGCTGTTTTCTCGGATATAGTTTTCCTGCACGATGTGGCCGTTACTTTCTTTTTCTACTTGCGGTGAATCATAACTATTTAATGAATCGTTGCTTTGCCAATTTGGTTTTTGATTTATTTTAGACATCTTCCAATTATACCATTTTTTTTACTCATTGATCAAGTTTATCATCTTTTTTCTAGTTCTGCAATTTTTTTATTTAAATACTGAACAGTTTTTATTAGATACGGAATAAAACCTGTATAACTTATTGATAAATAATTATTAGGATCAGATAAATTATGACTTTCTACTAAATCCGGAAAAATTTCTATTAATTCTTGAGCTATAACACCACTGTATTTTTTGTTTAAGTTTATTGAATTATTATTTAATGGATCAACTGGATTATATTCTATAACTTTTACTTTATTTAATATTTTTTCTGCGCATTCATTAGAAATGCTAGAGATATTTGTTTTGAATCTAATATCTGATATTCCTGGACCTAAATTTAAAACTGCAGCGTTGTCGATTATAGCGTATATATTTGGGTTTCCCCATTGAAAAGCGACAAAATTAGTCCCCGCTACTCCTGGACCAGTATATCTAATTCCCAAACCGCCAACTTGAATATTTGCACCAACGCTAAGCGATCCATTTGGAGCAGATATAGATGTACCACCACTATTCGCTATTAAAACTGATCCCTCCACTTGAGCCTGAGCCGTTACCGATCCACCAGTTGTTATTCCAAAAGTTCCATCTAATGTTATTTGATTTGATGAACTAACAACATGTATACTTGTCGGTCCAATAAACGTTCTATTTAAACCATTTGATAAATCTTGAACAACAAAATTGTAAGTACTACCACCAAAACTAGATGCTTTATTAAAGCCAACCGAAACCCCATTTCTTACAGCTGTTACTTCTGAGTTACTTGAATTAACTTGAAAATATTTAGAACTTCCATCCTGGAAATATATACCAAAAGGATTAATTATTCCATATGTACCTGAAGATGGAGTTACAAAACCCAATTCTGGAGGACCAGTTATACCAGAATTTAAGTATATATTATAGCCATCTGATCTTCCGGAATTGATTTCTGCATTACTTAAATTCCACCCAGCAATTAATCCAGAGGTTGCGTTTATCCTTCCCGTTATGTCTACACTCGTAGCTGTCATCAACCCGTCATTATTTACTGAAAAATTTGGAAATTTTATTTCACTATTTCCGCTTGTATCCAATTGAATGAATCTTGTTTCATTTCCGGCCCTAAAATAAACTGAGTTATCCGCTCTTTGAACCCAAGCGTTATTCCATTGACTTAGTCCACTAGCTTGAATTGATATTCCTTTCTCTGAGCCACCAGAAACAATTGCCTCATTACCGGCTCTAACAGAACCAGTAACTAAGGTTCCCGTAAAACTTCCATTTGCACTAGATAAAGTTCCTGTAAAAGTTCCGCTTGTAGCGTTGATGGTACCGGTTATAGTTGCGTTATTAGCTGTTAATACGCCAGCTGGCGTAACTCTAAATGGAGAGCTTGCGAAAGTAGAATTTCCCAAATATATTCCATTTAAATCGGCTTTAAATATTGAGTTTCCAGAGCCAATTGAAATTGTTCCTCCACTTAAAGCCCCAGTGAAAGTTCCACCAGCCGCCGAAAGATTTCCACTAAGAGTTATGTCCGTTCCATCAAAATATAAATACTTGTCATTTGACCCGACCTTGAATTGATTTGAACTACCAGTATCGGAACCATTTCTTCTCCAACGATTATTAGCGTCTATATAAACAGATTCAGCTTTTAGTCCACCTCTAATTGAAGCTGAAGAAAACTCCGCATGTCCGTCTCCCGCAATGATCCAACCACTTGTTCCATTTGTCCATGTATTTGAACTATATGATCCATTATAATCAGACGACCTAAGTATCGCCATGTTTGCCGGTGCAGCAATGTTTGTTTGCGGGCCCGCTTGAGAAAGAATTATTTCATGTGCGCCTATCTTACCGGCGGTTATTTTAGCTGCTGTAAGACTAGCTATAAATTGACTTCCTATTAAAGGAGTGTCTTGGTCAGACAACACTAATGGCGACCAAGAACTATAATTATTGCTGGTATCTTTTGTTCTTACCCTTCCGTAGTATCTAATATTAGATGCATCAGTGCTATTTTCTACCGCAACTGAAAAAACGTTCGATCCAGATTCACCAGATAAATAGATTGTCGGATTATTTATTAAAGAGTAATTTGGAAAAGAACCAGTTACTTGATCTGATTTATAAAGTTGATATTCATAGGAGGTAACGTCTTTGTCTAGCACGTTGTCAAAAACAAACATGACCTGCTCAAAAAATGCGTACAACGCAAGATTAACAGGATGGTCCGGGATTGTTTGGTCTACGGGAACAGCTATTCTTATCGCGTTTGCTTTTTCTGATTCTTGGTTTATGTCAGAATTTTTTATTTTAGCTGTTACCACATAGTTTTTTCCGTGGCTTTAAGTTTTCCACTCTTCTTCTTATTCTAGCCATTTACGTTTCCTCCAAAAATTTTTCTACTTGCCAGATACGGACTCAACTCTTCTGAGCTCATGTCGCAATCTGGATCATACCCAAAAGAATAATGATCTAGTTTTATTTTTCCGTTTCCAGAAAGGTCGTTTTTTTCAAAATCAGATATTATTTCAAATATATAGTTCTTATAATAAAAATTGTTTTTTGAATAGACTAATTGATTAGTCTTTTCAGAAGAGTCG